TACCCTCGTGGTTCTGGCAAAAAACCTAATGTAGGTGATACAACCGTAGCTGGCACAATCCGTGACCAAATGCGTAAGGCTATCAAACAAGTCCCAGTTATCAGCATGGCCATAAACGGTTCTAAGCAGACTAAAGAGGCGTATGTTAGCCGATTTATCGTCAATGACCGTATCCTTAACCCTATCACTTTTGGTAAGGGCTTTGTGAACCTGCTCAGGCTAGGTGGCAGAGGTGCATTATCACGAGGTTTTAATGCTTTTCAGGTTAAGGCTACCAGTCTTTATGGTGAGTATGGCATACAGCCAGCTTTGATACATTTTAGTGATGTTGGTGTTGAGCCAGGCGTGCAAGACGCAAACTTGTCTGGTTATCATTACGTGAGGACACAATACACCCCATCTAAACTTAAAAAGATTTATAACCGAGAGAAAAACAACCCAACAACCACTTGGAATACTAAGGCTATTAAGGCATTACTTGAGGCTGGTCCAGATGGCACGGGTGCTAGTGAGTATGCCGAATGGTTGATACCTAGTCAACAGGGGACAATCCCAGATGGTGCTGATACCTATACGATGGTAACTCGTTATTCTGCTGACATAGAGGATGATATTATTTACTTTAGCCCTAGCCTCACACAAGAACTTCGTACAGTACCTAACAGGTCTAAGTTTGGCTATCCTAGAGTGTTATTCCTAGTTATTGACCCTGCTGAGCTAGTGCCTTTTGGTGATAGCCGTGTGCGACTTGCCAGCCCTAACCAGAACCTTATGATGGCACTACGCCAAAATGTGGTAGCTACTTGGCTATATAACAGCGACCCAACTATTGTAAAGACAGGGTTATTCGCAGGTGCAACATCCCTTAAATCTGGTGGCATAATGACCACTACCGACCCTAACGCTAAAGTAAGTCTACTAACCCTAGATACAGCCACTAGCCAACAATACCCCAACATCTCACAAGAGATTAAGGGGCAGATATTGAGCATGCTAGGCTCAAACCCAGGTGCTAACTTAGGTGCTATTGGGGAGTCTAAGACTGGTGTAGGTGCTCAGACACAGCGTATGGCTATGGATGAGGCTAGCCAAGAGATAACTCACCTTATTGAGGACTTTATCAAGCAATATATACTCTCTGCATTTGATTTATATGTCAGCCAGCAAGATGGTGATGATGTAATATATGTGGATGATGAAACTAAAAAAGATATAGAGGCTGTTGAGCCAGGTTTATTCAATGACCCAGCTAATCCTAACGCTCTAGCTATTAACTGGAATGAGTTTTATGACCATATCAAGAAAATAGACGTAACTGTTGATACTACTATCAGTAAGGACGAGTTTACTGACCAAAAACGAGCCGACTTACAAGATGCCCTAACAGTCATGAAGCAAACCCAAGACCCTAACGACCCAACAGCAGCCGCTAAAGCTAGTGTGGTAGAAGATGAGTTCTTGGCTGAGGCAGCCCCCGACCTCTCGCAACGTATCAACGTGGCTCAAGAGCAAGCTCAGAATATACCAGTGGTCGCTCCCCCTATGATGTAGAATAATCTACGATACGTTTACATACTGTTGCTAAAAATGTAACATAAGAGTTATGAACGAGGATTTAGACTATAATTTTACTCAAAGTAGTAGTATTTTGGGTGGCTCCGATAATAAAGACCCCGATGTAGCTAATGTGTCTGTATTAAAGCAAATATCCACTGAGCTAAAGGCTATGAAAGCTGAGTACGGTACTATAGACAGGTTAAACCTAGATGACAAGCATTTTACAATAGAACAACAACTCGCTAATAACAAGTGGGCTGTTACTTTAATCGGCACAATGGAACTGATGATAAATGAAAAATTAAAGGAGGTCCAATAATGGACGATGATATTGATGAGTTGATGGGTCGTGAAGACTTAGACCTTGATAACACCGAGAGGGTTGATGATAGTGTTGAACATACCGCCGAAGAAGTTAAAGAAGAAGTTACTAAAACTGAAGAAGGAGAAGAAACTAAAGAAGCCGAAGTATCAGATGACAGTGAAGGAGAGGAAAGGGCTGAAGAGAAAGAGGCTCAACAGACAGAAGAAAAGCGTGAGGAAGGACAGGAGATACCGCCGAAACCCCTAACTATTGATGATGTTCGCACAGCTATATCTGATATGCGTAATGATGAGCGTACTTCTGCTAAAGAACTAGATACACTTACAGATGAAGTATTAAAACAATATTACCCAGATGGCTTATCAAATGTACTGGTAGATAGTGCTACTGGTAAGGAGCTTCGTAGTCCTCAAGACGTGGTAGATGTATCTGGCGGTACAATGTCTATTGAAGAAGCTCAACAATGGCTTCTAAATGAACAGTATAAGCTTGATACCAGTATAGCCAAGATTAAAGACGATGCTCGCAATCTAGCTGAAACGAACGCTAACTTTAGTAAGGGCATAGATAGGGTACTCAATAAATACAAAGCTGTATTTGAAAAGTTCCCCGAGCAGCAACAGAAGATATACAAACAGTATATGAAGCAGGTTACAATAGATGACCAAAAAAACTTAGTATTATCTGCTCCTGATGTTGAGGAGTTTTATGATTTCGCTATGGAACCCTATGTATTAGCTTATGGCAATATGCAGGCACAACAGACTACTACGCCACCAATAGAGGACAAACCCAAGATACCTGAGTCTAAGCCATCAATTAAAGATAGATTAGATGAATCGGGTGATGGGGGCAGTACAGGTCGTGAAGCTGACCCCAATAACGCAGATGAGTCATTAAAGGAATTATTTGGAGAATAATTATGAAAGGTATAGATTTTTTTAACATTAAAACAGGCGAAACTATATATGTTCGCCGAGACGCACAGATTAAAGCTCTAATTGAAAGCTCTGATATGGGCGTAAACCGACAATCAGATATGGGCTGGAGGCTAGGCAAAGAGTGGGTACAAAAACTTCGTGTAGCACGCCAAGACCGACAGCTTATGCAAGATTTAGCTGTTAAGTTTGGTGGCAACGAGGTAACAGACCGAGACCTTATGGTAGCTGTATATTCTCGTGAACAAAATGCCGAGAAACAAGCCAAAAAGTATGAAGAGGATGCACCGTTTGAACAAGAATACTTAGAAAGTATTAAAGAGCAGAAACTGCCCGAAGGTGGCGAGACTTACACACCTAAAAAGAAGTAGTTAGTCCATGAATATCCCTGCACACAGGTTGCCTCTTAGGGATTACCAAAAGGACATAGTTAAGGCGTTGAATAACCCTGACATAGATGAGTTATTGCTGGTTATAGCGAGAAGGGGCGGAAAAACTACAACCATCTACTCTGAAGGGCTCGTGCCTGAAATGGTACGAAATGTGCTAACTACTGTGGCTGTATACCCTACTGCCAAAATGGGTCTAGACAACTTCTGGACTAATATTGAGGACGATGGGTTCAAGACAGTTGACCACCTGCCAAGAGAACTCTTAGCTTCTGGAGGTCAAAGCAACTCTGTAGATGATATGCGACGAACACTGATAAATGGTTCAGTGTTTCGTGCTTTGGGTGCGACGAATTATGAAGCCTTGCGTGGTGCTAACGGTAAGATATATTGGTTTGACGAGTTCGCTGATATGCCGATTGAGGCTGTTAACGTTATAGCTCCTATCACTGAGCGTAACAAGGGTAAGCGTATCTATACTGGTACACCTAAGATAGACGGTATCA